TCATTCATCATCTTCATCCACCTTCGCCGGCTGGAAATTTAAAGAATCTATTACTGACAAATCGCTTTTTTCACCTTTTGAAAAGTCAATTTCCAACTTTTTATAACCCACAGAACTTCCTTTCAAATCACCATCAATATGCATTTTTAATACCGGTGCTTTATCAGTAGGAATATTATAACGACTTCTTAATTGCTTAACATTTTCATCTTTATTGCTCATTTTAAATTTTGCGTCATAACTTGGAACATTCTCATTAATTGAGACATCACCATTGCTGTAATTTTTCAATTCTTTAAGATTTGCATATTGTCCAAAAAATTTAAAGTTTTCTATTCTCTTTTTTAGATTTATATCTTCTACTTTATCTAATAAGATAATTTTATTATTTTTCATTTCAACTTTATAATTTTTTCTATCTGGGAATTTGCCCTTATTATAGAATGTCTTAACAAAATAATGTCCCTTTGCAGTCCGTGTATTTCTATCTAAGTATAAGACCATACCTTCATTACTCAATCCACCTTGTTTATTACTTTTAGCAAAATCTGTATATATAGTCCACATTCCTTTGTCACCCTTTTTAAATTCGCCATCACGGTATCCTTCTTTATCATATAAGTCCTCGAGATTCTTAATTGGATACATATCTAACGTTTTCGCAAAGCTCTTTTTGATTTGTGTTTCTTTTGAATCTTCTTTTGGCTTTTCTGAAGTATCGCTTGATTTATTGCAACCTATTATAAAAACACTCACAACCATAACAATTATGTAAAGTACAACTCTTTTAAAATATCCCATCTTTTCACTTCTCTCTTGTTTTAAATTAGTTTATGCCCTTGGTTTTATTTACTATTTACTGTGTGATGGACCGAAGTTCAAAAAATCACTCATAAAAGTCTCATCATCTTTCTCCTTAGAAAATGTGTATTCTATCTGTTTATATCCAACTGAGCTACCTTTAATATCGCCGTCTATATGCAGTTTTAATATTGGAGACTGCTTGGTTGTAATTGGGTACTTTTCTCTAAGTTTTTTTACATTTCCATCACTATTATTCCTTTTGTACTCTGCTTCATAATAAGGAACATTTTCATTGCTAGATATTCTTCCATTTTTATAATTTTTCAAGTCTTTAAAATCGGCATATTGCCCGAAAAATTTAAAATTTTCTATTTTTTGTTTAAGATTTTCATCTTCTACTTTGTCCAATAGAACTATCTTATTGTTTTTAAATTCAACACGATATTTTTTTTCGCGTGTCAACTTATCCACTTCATCATAAGTTGTTCTTACAGTATAATATCCTGTTGCTGTTCTCGTATTTCTATTAAAATGTAGTACCATACCTTCGCTATTCATTTCACCTTGTTTGTTGCTTTTAGCAAAATCTGTTGATATTGTCCATGTACCTTTGTCGCCCTTTTTAAATTCACCATCACGGCATCCTTCTTTATCGTATAAATCCTCGAGATTCTTAATTGGGTACATTTCTAATGTTTTCGCAAAACTCTTTTTGATTTGTGTTTCTTTCGAATCTCCAGTAATCTTATTATCACCATCGCAAGATGTTACAAAAATGATTAGAATCAACAGGATTATGCACAATCTGATCCTTTTTATAGACCTCATTGTTTCACACCATCCTTATCATTTGTCATCTTTATTAGTTTTCGCTGGCTGGTAATCCAAAGAATCTATTACTGATAAATGGCTATTTTCGCGTTTTGAAAAATCAATTTCTAACTTCCTATCTCCAACGGAACTTCCTTTCAAATTACCATCAATATGCATTTTTAATACCGGTGATTTATCAGTAGGAATATTATAACGACTTCTTAATTGCTTAACATTTTCATCTTTATTATTCATTTTATATTTCACGTCATAACTTGGAACATTCTCATTAATTGAGACATCACCATTGCTGTAGTTTTTCAATTCTTTAAGATTTGCATATTGTCCAAAAAACTTAAAATTTTCTATTTTTTGTTTAAGCTTTTTATCTTCTACTTTATCCAATAAAATGATTTTATTATTTTTCATTTTAACTTTATAATTTTTTCTATAAGGTAATTTATACTTGCGATAAAACGTCCTGACAAAGTAGTACCCCTTAGCTGTACGTGTGTTTCTATCTAAGCTCAAGAACATGCCTTCATTACTTAGCTCACCCGGTTTATTACTTTTGGCGAAATCTGTATACATCGTCCAAGTCCCTTTATCGCCTTTTTCAAACTCACCATCTCGATATCCTTCTTTGTCGTATAAATCCTCGAGATTCTTAATAGGATACATATCTAACGTTTTCGCAAAGCTCTTTTTGATTTGGTCTTCTTTTGAGTCTTCTTTTGCTTTTTCAGCAGTAACACTAGATTTATCACAGCCTATTATAAAAATACTCAAAGCCATAATGCTTATGTACAATACGTCTCTCTTTAAATTTCTCATTATTCCACATCTTTCTTGTCTGATTTTTTATTGAATCTCTACTGATTATCTTTTGATGGGTTAAAATTTAAAAAATCACTGACAGAAATTTGGTTATCTTTTTGCTTTGAAAAGATATATTCCACTTTTTTATATCCTATCGAGCTACCTTTTATATCCCCATCTATATGAAATTTTAAAGTTGGCGATTCACTGGTTGTGATAGGATAAACATCTCTAAGTTTTTTTACATTACTATCACTATTTCCCATTTTGTACTCTGCTTCATAAAATGGCACATTTTCATTGCTCGATATTTTCCCGTTTTGATAATTTTTCAAGTCTTTAAAATCTGCATATTGCCCAAAAAATTTAAAATTTTCTATTTTATGTTTGAGTTTTTCATCTTCTACTTTATCTAAAAGGACTATTTTATTATTTTTTAGTTCAATACGATAATCTTTCCTTTGCGGCATCTTATCCTCTTCGTTATAAGTTTTTCTTACAAAGTAATATCCTTTAGCCGTCCGCGTATTTCTATTCAAATGTAATACCATACCTTCACTATCCAATTCACCCGCTTTATTACTTTTGGCAAAATCTGTATATATCGTCCACGTCCCCTTATCACCTTTTTCAAATTCGCCATCTCGATATCCTTCTTTGTCATATAAATCTTCAAGATTTTTGATTGGGTAAATATCTAATGTTTTCGCAAAGCTCTTTTTAATTTGGTCTTCTTTTGAGTCTTCTTTTGAGTCTTCTTTTGATTTTTTTGCATTCTCGCTTGAACTATTACAACCAATTATAAAAATACTCAACACCATAATGCTTATGTACAATACTACTCTTTTTGAATCCCTCATTTTTTCACTTCTCTCTATCATGTTAATATTTGTTGAGTACTATCAACCTTTGTGTTATTTTTAGTCACTTGGAATTAAGTTTAATCCATCTGAAAAATATATATTTTCTTTTTTATTTTCTATGAATATAAATTCAATTTCCTTATATCCAACTGAAGACCCTTTCAAATCCCCCGAACCTTTCAACAACAATTTAGGCGCCTTTTCTGTTGGAATATTATATCTTTTTCGTAATTCTTTAACATTATAATCATCATTTTTCAGTTTATATTTCGCTGAATAAATAGGAGCTTCAGAATTATAGGAAATGTCACCATTTTCATAATTCTCTATTCCTTTAAAACTGCCATATTGCACAAAAAACTTAAAGTTTTCAATTTCCTTTTTCAACTTTTCATCTTTTATCTCCTCAGTTGGAATAATTTTATTGTTTATCATTTTCACAGGATACTTTTTTTCTGTTTCTCTTTCATCAAGGCTTTTTCTTGAATCTATTTCTTCTATAGAAAAATAACCGGTTGTGGTCCTAGTATTTCTATTCATGTATAATATCATGCCTCTTGAAGTTAAACTTTTACCTTTTGGTTGAATTATCATTTCAGATCTAACAACCCACGTCCCTTTGTCTCCCTTTTTAAATTCTCCATCTCGATATCCTTCTTTGTCATATAAATCTTCAAGATTTTTGATTGGGTACATATCTAACGTTTTCGCAAAGCTCTTTTTGATTTGTTCTTCTTTTGAGTCTTCTCTTTGATTTTCTGCATTATTGCTTGAACTATCACAACCTATTATAAAAACGCTCAAAATTATAACATTTGTGTACATTCCAATTCTTTTTATTGACCACATTGTTTCACATCCTCCCTATCATTCATCATCTTTATTTTTTTGGCAGGCTGAAAATTTAATGAATCGACTACTGATAATTCGCTATTTTCTTCTTTTGAAAAGTCTATTTCTAACTTTTTATATCCAACGGAACTGCCTTTTAAGTCCCCATCAATATGCATTTTTAATATTGGAGCTTTTTCAGTAGGAATGTTATAACGACTTCTTAATTGCTTAACATTTTCATCTTTATTACTCATTTTAAATTTCGCGTCATAACTTGGAACATTACTATTAATTGAAACGTCGCCATTGTTGTAACTTTTCAAACTCTTGAAATCGGCATATTGTCCGAAAAATTTAAAGTTTTCTATTCTTTCTTTAAGTTTTTGATCTTCCACCTTGTCTAATAAAATAATTTTATTGTTTTTCATCTCAACTCTATAATTTTTACTATAAGAGTTTTCATGATTGTCATATATAGTATCTACAAAATAATATCCCTTGGCCGTACGTGTATTTCTATCCAAATTTAAAATCATACCTTCATTATCTAATACACCCGGTTTATTACTTTTGGCGAAATCTGTATATATCGTCCACTTCCCTTTGTCTCCCTTTTTAAATTCTCCATCTCGATATCCTTCTTTGTCATATAAGTCCTCGAGATTCTTAATTGGGTACATATCTAACGTTTTCGCAAAGCTCTTTTTGATTTGTATTTCTTTTGAATCTTCTTTTGTTTCATTACCTTTGCCACAACCTGCTATCGCAAATATTAAAATCATAACGCTTATGTACAATGCAAACCTTTTTAAATATCCCATCGCTTCACGTCTCTCTGTTTTATACTTCATTTATATTCTCTTTTCATATAAATAATTAATTATTTTGTATATTTCTCTTTTACGTTACCAAAATATACATATACAATCAATTTAATTTATTAATTAAATTTGTACTTATTATTATGTTGCATCATTTTTTTATTATTGTTTCATTTGAATTAAAATATCTTCGAAATCTACTACTCAATACTAAGGAACACAAGCATCGCACTAAAGATTAATTGCTTTTTAGCAATATTTGCCACTTTAACTATTTATTAAAAATTATTAAATCGACTTAATAAACGTAATTTTCTTAATATTCAGTGTTATGATAGAGTTACAATTTTTAGAGGAGTGATAGATATGAAATTTAAAAAGGTTTTAGTAGCTACGGCAATGGTAGGTGTATTAGCAACTGGCGTTGTTGGATATGGTAATCAAGCAGATGCGAAAGTTTATTCTCAAAATGGACTCGTACTACATGATGATGCAAACTTCTTAGAACATGAATTAAGCTATATCGATGTGTTATTAGATAAGAATGCTGACCAAGCTACAAAAGACAACTTAAGATCATACTTCGCCGATAAAGGACTACATTCAATCAAAGACATTATCAACAAAGCTAAGCAAGACGGCTTTGATGTTTCAAAATATGAACACGTAAAATAAATTCAATAATGCTTTGTAACAAAGCACATAAAAAAACAGCTCAATGACGTTGAAGTCAGTGATTAAGTCACTGGTTTCATCGTATCATTAAGCTGTTTTATTTTATTAATATTGACGAAGAACCTTTTCCAGTTCTTTCTTATCAAGTGCATCAAACCAAGTTGATACACCCCCCTCAGTATCAAAACCTATTATTTTATCCCCATGTAATTGGTAATAAGCTGGAGTACTTTCAAGTTTTTCATCAAATTCGCGCTCTTTCTTTTGCTCAGGCGATTCATAAACATCTATATATTTGCTCACAAATCCTTGACTCAACTGAACACCAGTAATAGGATCTACAATAACAAAGTTTAAAGTTTCTCCATTGTATAATCTATAACCAGCATCATATGAATTGAATGTGAATTCACCTTTTTCATTAACTTGTAAATCTGGGAATTCTTGACCTTCACCTAATTCAGAATCAACTTTTACAACTGCATTCGCAAATTTTGTTTTACCTTTAATTTCTTTAGTACTATGGCTATTATTTTGAGGAATTCCTCTTCCTTGTTCACTTTTATATTCAAAGCCATAAATATCTTCAACTACTAAGTCTTCTTTTACATTAGTAAGAGTTGTTACTTTATTGACATTTTTAGGATTATAGCTAGTTATAGCAGATTCAATATTATCAAAACTTGTTACTTTTGTTTTAAATATAATTGGCTTTAAAGCCTCTTCTTCATCGTTTGGCAAGAATGTTAATGACACATTATCATCTGGATTCAATTTTAAGTTATCATATGGTTTACGTTTGAAATCAAATTCAAAATAACCTTTATCATCTATATGTTTCCAAATACCTTGATACCTAGTTTTTCCTTGGTCTTCAGTTAAACGATTTTCAACATCAGTACTATCACCAAGATTAATAAATTTATTATTAATTGAAAGAGCAACTTTTCCTTTTACCGAAGTATGACCTTTAATGATACCAGATCCTGCGGTAATTGGTTCAACTAATACTTGATGATGTCCATTTTCTTGTTTTAATTGCTGATTTGGAACTTTATATGCTTTTTCATACCTTGGTGTTTTGACAGTAGATTTAGCACCTGTTTCCTCTTCTTGAACTTCTTCTTTTTCTTCAACCTCTTCCTCTTCATCACCTAAATCATCTAAAGATGATGATGAAACTTCAACTTCTTGATTATGGACTATTTTACGGTCTTTTAAATCATAATTGAAGTTACCTTTATCATCTGACATAACAAGCTCTCCATCAGAGCCTTCAAATGAATCGGCACTTTGTCTGTCTATATTCAATAAAATTATATGATTTGGTAATGTTTTACCTTTGATTGACGTATCACCTGGCTTAACTTCTTCCAAATTTACAAAATTAGCTGGCTTGTCAGTTGCGGTTTTAACATCAGTATTTTTAACCTGTGCATTATTTTTTTCTGTATGAGCTTTTTCATTACTTTCTTGCTGGTTGTTATTTTCTTTTTCTGATGCTTCTGCTTGTCCGTTTGTCATTATATACAACATAGTAATTGCAACAGATACTAAACCGACTTTTATTTTACGTAACTTAAAATTTTCCCTCATAATATGCTCCCTCGAATTTTTAGTTTAATTCAACATTAATTTCTTTTATTTTAGTACCATCAATCACATCACCCATACGGTGTGTTTGTAACTTTTTATTCAATTCAAAAGTATAAAAATCACCATTTTGCATAGTCACTTTTATTTTGCTATCTTTAGGCTCAGTATTATATAAACCGTTATTGTCAATTAAGTGCTTTCTTAATTTGAAATCAAGTTCTTTTAATGAAATTTCCTCTTTATAGATGCTATAGTTTGTTGAAGTCACAGAAGTAGTGTTTTGACCTGTACTCTTATAAACTAACAAATTAACGTTTTGAACAGTATCTTTATGTTGAGTCCCATTTGTCTTTGTAATTCCACCTATTGAATTATTATCTGCTTGTCTACCAAATCCTTCACGAACGACAAACACATCTAAATTATCATTATTTCCATCTTTAATTTTGTCTTTATCTTTGCCTTCTAATTTTACATCCGTTTGCTGGTAATGATTTATAAATGTAACTGTATTTCCTTCTCTATAACCACTTAGATTTCTTAAGTCAAAATAAGGTCTATTATAATAATCTTTTAAATCTTGAGTCGCTTGTGATCTAGCCTCTAATGTACTTGCTTTTACTGGCTGAGCAGTAGTTGTAATCATCCCTGTTGTTAAAATCCCTAGTGCTAAACTTGCTTTAGCAATATTTTTTAATTTCATAATTCTATGCTCCCAATTTTTAGTCTATTTGATTTATTCTATTACGCAATACGAACAATCCTCATTCATTATAATGAGCAATGGTCGTGCTTCACATTAAACTTACTTTAACTAAAAATTAATCATTATTAAGTAATTTAATAAATAGTTAACTAATATCATTCAATTCCTATCAATCTACTCTCTTTTATTTACGAATAACACTTTATCTCAACTTAATCTTTATTTAACCACTTATTCTGTACACAATTTCGACACAAAAAAGACACTGCGCTTTCACAGTGTCTAAATTTAATGTTCGCTTTTGATTTACTTTAATTTTGTAGCTTAAATAATTAAAAATCACTTATTAATCGAGTAATAAAACATCACCATTTCCTATAAAATAAACTCTTACAGATTTAAACAAACATCAATTTAAGTAAGGCTTTTTTTCGTTGTTGAAGTAATTCGAGTTTTTGTTCTTCTAAATCGATTTGACGATCAAGTTTACTTAAAAAGCTTCCGATTTTTTGTTGTTCTTCTAAATTCGTTGAAATTACAACACTAATAATTTTTAAATTTTGAATGTTTAATTTAGGCTGAGCAGTTCCAGTATTGTATTTTTCATAATTAACTAATTCTGCAACTTGATACAAGTACTGTATATTTCCATTTAAAGGAGATAATATATGAGCATGATTATTTACCCAAAACTTTCCATTTACTAAGTACACTAGGGGTGCACTTCTAGTGATAATATTTGCACCATCTTCTCCAATAAGTAAATAATTCCCGTCAAATATAAAGTCGTCAACGTAATCAATAATACCTGTAGCACCATAATATGGATAAGAACCCTTTACTCTTAAATTTTCTTTAATTGGCTTTCTTAGTTTATTATGAAATTTAAATATATCAGCAAATCTTCTCTCTTCCCACTCCGGATAATCATTACCATTCTCATCTTTAAATCTCAGTTCCTGTGAGAAAATTTTCTGCATATAGCCTTTTTTCTGTTGTTGAAGTAATTCGAGTTTTTGTTCTTCTAATTCAATTTGTCGGTCGAGTTTGCTGAAGAACTGACCAATTTTTTGTTGTTCTTGCTTTTTAGGGTAATTAATTTTAATTTTTCCAATTTCATTTTTGTTTATTTTTTTGGGAAATGCCACATGTAAAGTTTTTCTCCATAGTTCATTCTGGATAGATGATGATAAAATTAAATTTTTCAAAAAATAGGAATTAAGATTCTTAGTTTTTAATAATGCTAAGCTAACATAGTAAGCAAATTTTTCATTTGAACTCACTATGTTTGGTGTACCTATATCACCAATTCGAGTCATTAATATATCTCCGAATTCTGGTCGGATTTTAAACTCTTTTTCAAATGCTTCTTCTGAAATATACTTGCTTGAATTCAACGTTTTTATATTTTCTACTGACAAAAATTTTATACCTTCGTTTGTATATTTAGGAGTTTGATGAGTACCATCATATATTTTGGCTACTTCCCCCAACTTCTTCTCTTCCCATTCGCCTTCAAACCCTGGGAATCTCAACTCTGGCACATTTTTCTTTTGTGTATTACTCATCTTTCAACACCCCAAGTTCTTTCAGGTATGCATTGATTTCTTGTTCAACTTCTGCGATTTCTTTGTCGATATTTTTCAAATCTTGTTGGACTTGATCTAAATCAATCGGTGCTTCTTCTTCGAATGTATCAACATATCGCGGTATGTTTAAGTTGTAATCGTTATCGGCGATCTCTTGTAATGTCGCGCTGTAGCTATATTTATCAATCGTTTCTTTACGCTTATATGTGTCTATAATACGTTCGACTTGGGCATCGCTTAAATGGTTTTGATTTTTTCCTTTTTCAAAATCATTGGATGCATCGATAAATAATACATTGTCGTCTTGTTGGCGACATTTTTTAAATACTAAGATACATGTTGGAATACTTGTCCCATAGAAAATATTCGCTGGCAAACCAATCACGGCTTCTAAGTAGTTCTTTTCTTCTATTAAATAACGACGAATGACACCTTCGGCAGCACCTCGGAATAATACACCATGCGGTAGTACAACTGCCATGGTACCTTCATCGTCTAGGTAATGTACCATGTGTTGAATAAAGGCAAAGTCTGCTTTGGATTTTGGCGCAAGCTTGCCGTAACCACTAAAGCGTTCGTCATTTTCAAACTTTGAATCAGCTGTCCATTTCGCACTATATGGTGGGTTCGCAATAACCGCATCAAATGTATTGCCTAAAAAGGCTGGATTTTCCAACGTGTCATCATTGCGGATATCGAAGTTCTCATAGCGCACATCATGTAACAACATGTTCATACGCGCCAAGTTGTATGTAGTATTGTTACGTTCTTGTCCGAAATAACGATACACTTGTGTCTCTTTACCAACACGTAACAGTAATGAACCTGAACCACATGTTGGGTCATACACGTGACGTAATTTATCTTTACCGTCTGTGACAATCTTCGCCAGTATCTTAGATACTTGTTGTGGTGTATAGAACTCGCCTGCTTTTTTACCCGCTGTCGCCGCAAAGCGCCCGATAAGAAATTCGTATGCATCACCTAACATATCAATTTCCATGTCACTGTGAACGAATGGTAAGTCGTCAAGATTAACCATGACTTTAGAGATTAAAGCAGTACGTTCTTTGACATTGTTACCTAGTCGCGTTGAACTTAAGTCCATATCGCTGAACAGTCCGATAAAGTCATTTTCACTTTCTTCACCTAGTGTTGATGTTTCAACTTTACGAATCGCCGTTGCGAGATGTTCGATATCGAAATCTTGCGTTTCAATTTCACGAATCATCGCACTGAATAAATCTTGTGGCTCAATGAAGTAACCGACTTGATCAATTAATTCTGCTTTTAAGTCTTCACGGTATTCTTCGTCTGCCCATGCTTCTTGATACGTGATGTCTTCACCTGCCAAGGCATCTGAATATTCTTGTTCCGCTTTTTCAGATAAGAAGCGATAGAAAATCAAGCCTAATATGTAATTACGGAATTCACTCGCATCCATATTCCCTCTTAAATCATTCGCAATCGACCATAATTTTTTATGTAATTCAGCTTGTTGCTGACGTTGTTTTTCAGTAATAGACATGTGATTCCTCCGCCTTTGAATAAGTAATTTATCTCTTTGTGTAATAGATTTATTATAACATTTGGTTATGTTGCGATGTGGAGAATTTTGATGTTGGTGGTGGAATTTTTATATTCATGGAGATTGGGATAGGATTCATGACACACAAACAAAAACGGCTTAACGACGATATCGATTGATGCATCCTTTTTGTATAAGCTATGCGCACCAATTTACATTTCACCGTTAAGCCGCTTCAATTACTTTTTATTATTCGTAATTATTTACTTTAAGTTAACTTCAATATCTTTAATTTGTTTGCTTTCTATGACTTCCCCCATATATTTAAATTTTAATTTAGATCTTAAATCAAGGTTATAAAAACTGCCATCTTTCAAGCTAATTTTGACCCTACCATCTTTTGAGATTGTTTTATAAAGTCCGTATTTTTCAATTAGATGCTTTCTCAACTTATAATCCAGCTCTTTTAGTGTTATTTTTTCTTTTTTAATGTAATAAGGGTAACCTTTCACAAAAGCATCTTCACCCTTTTCTTTTGAAATATTTAATATTGGTGCACTGACAACTCCAGATGTTTTATTATTCTGTATTACACCACCAACAGTATAAAATATATCGTGCTTATCTCTTTTTTCTTGAACAAAAAACACATCTAACCCCTCATAACTACGCTGTTGAAATTTACTTTTATCATTTCCAGGCAGTAAAACTTGAATCTTAATACCTCTAAACTTAAAACGCAAGTTATTTTTACCATGTTTCAAAGCACTAATATTTTTCATTTCCATAGTCTTTCCAGTGTAGTATCGGTATAATGCTTCCTTGTCATGTTTATTTACTGACTTTTGATTTTGTTTTGCATGACCTGAATGAACTTCTGTTGTTAAAGTTCCTGTTGTTAAAATTCCTAAAGCTAATGCAGCTTTAGCTATCGCTGTTAATTTCATATTGTTTTGCTCCAATCTTAATATATTGGATTGTTTTCATTACGTAATTTGAATCATACATTTTTATTATAACGTGCATCGTTTCATACGATAATTAACCTCGATTTAAATATACTTGAATTATTCTTAATGAAAAACAAATATATTTTAATGTTCAGGTTAAATGACTTTCATTATTTCATTTAGTTGTTTTACCGGATTATCGTTTACTACAACTGATGATGTTACTCTGTTCTGCTCTTTGAATTACAAAAACAACTTAACAACAGTAATGTATTTAACACAGTTCCTTATATAAGGACACAAATGCCAATTCACATTTTGTCGTTAAGCCGCTTCTTAAGCTATTATGCTATTAACTCGAACTAATTCAAATTCACTTCAATATTTTTAATTTGCTTACTATCCATTACATCAAACATACGATCAAAACTTAATTTTTCACTTAAATCAATTTCATGCTTCTTTTCGTCTTTCATATTAATAACGATTCTACCTTTATCTGACGTTCCTTTATACAATCTATATTTTTCGATTAAGAGTTTTCTTATTTTAAAGTCCAGTTCCTTCAATGAAACTTCTTCCTTTTGAATAAAAAACAACTCGTTTATCGAAAAGCCATTTTTAGCATCAACTTTTTTAACTTGTAGACTTGGATTACTTACAAATCCAAACACTGATCTCACATTTTTCTTTGTTATACCGCCAACGCTATATATACCACCTTTTATATCTATTAATTCAGGTACTGCAAAGACATCAAGGCCATGTGTTTTTTCTTTATATTTATTTTTATCGTCACCAAGTAAAAATACTTTAAAAGCTTTATTTCGTTGGTTAAAGTTTAAAACGTTAGATCCATAGTAATCTTCGCTTTTAACACTAATGTTTGTTGGTTCAAAACTTTCTTCAGAATAGTATTGATGTAGCATATTGATATAATATTTGCGTTGTGTCTCATCAAGTTCTACTTTCGCGTGAACAGCTTTACTTTCTGCTGTAAACACACCTGTAGTTAATATTCCTAATGCTAATGTTGCTTTTGCTAATTCTGTAAATTTCATATTTATTTGCTCCAATCTTGATATATTGGATTGTTATGATTACGTAATTTGAACTATCTGTCTTTATTATAAGGTGCATCAAAACAGACTGACATTAACGCTCATTTAAATAAACTTGAATCATTATTAATGAAAATCAAACGTATTTTAACATTCGTATTAACTGATTTTTAATAGCAACATAAATTTTTTTTGGGGGAATCATTGTTCTTTCCGATTAGTTTTAAATCTTAAGTTATTCGTTACAAAGTGTACAAAAAAGCAGCTTAATAACGTAGTCAATGTTCGATATGTTTTTATTATAAAAACACGTATCAAAATCATTAAACATGGGATTATTAAACCGCTTCTTAAGCTTTCATTCTATATATATCATTGATTATTTCAAATTCACTTCGATGTTTTTAATTTGTTCACTATTAATGACATCTGCCATACGCTCGAAATCTAATTTATCACTTAAATCAATTTCATACTTATTTTCATCTTTCATATTAATAACAATTCTACCTTTATCAGCTGCCCCTTCATACAATTTGTATTTTTTAATTAACAGTTTTCTTATTTTAAAATCAAGTTCCTTCAATGACACTTCTTCCTTTTGAATAAAGAAAAATTCATCAATAGAAAAACCGTCTTTATCGTCTATTTTTTTAACAAGTAAGTTTGGCGTTCTTAGAGACTCAAATATTGATTTTACGTTTTTCTTTGTTACACCACTAACACTAAATATTCTTCCATCTAAATCTACTAATTCTGGTACCGCAAAGACATCGAGGCCATGCGTTTTTTCTTTGTATTTATTTTCATCTTTTCCCAATAAAAACACTTGGAACTTTTGATTTTGTTGGTTAAAAAGCAAAACGTTAGAGTCATAATAACCTTGACTTTGGCCACTAACATTTGTTAACTCATAACTAGGTCCTGAATAGTATTGATGTAACTTGTTTGTATCATATAAACGGTTCATTTTTTCATACTTTCCTTTTGCATTAACCGATTGATTTTCTGTTATCATTGCACTTGTTGTTAATATTCCTAATACAAATATCGCTTTAGCTATCACTGTAAATTTCATATTCATGTGCTCCAATCTTAATATATTGGATTGCTTTTATTACGTAATTTGAATAATACACATTTATTATAAAGGGCTTTGAGACAGACTGACATTAACACTCGTTTAATTAAACTTAAATCATGGTTAATGAAGTTCTAATTAATATTCAGTGGACATCACTTTCAGGAGTAATTTGAATTTTTAGTATGCTTATACCCTGCGTTATAAAACATAAAAACAGCCTAACGACACTGTTGATTTAGATACGCCCCTTTTTGGAGGATGTACGTATTTATTCAACATTTCATCGTTAAGCTGCTTCAAATTTATTACTTTCGAGTCATTGATTACTTACTTTAAATTTGTTTCAAAGTCACTTCAATTTTATTAATATCCTTACTATTCAACACATCACCCATGCGCTCGAATTGCAATTTATCACCTAAATCAATTACTTCCTTTTTCCCGCCGTTCAAGATGATAGTGATTTTACCGTATTTAGACGTACCTTGATATAAACCGTATTTTTCAACTAATTGCTTTCTAATTTTGAAATCAAGTTCTTTCAGTGAAACTTCTTCTTTATTAATTAAAAATGAGTCATTTGTAGCGTCTAAATTTCCTCCGTCCAATTTATTAACTAATAAATGTATATTAGTTTCAGAAGATTGGTTATTTTTCTTCGTTACACCACCAACAGTAGATAATCTACCGTTTGGATCAATTAATTCTTTTACCACAAAGACATCTTTGCCTTCAATACCTTCTTTATATTCTTCTTTATCTTTTCCTAATAAGAATAATTGGTGATTTTGTTTTTCTTGGTTAAAGCGTACAACGTTAGAACCGTTATAGTTTTCAACCTTACCACTAATATTACTGAATTCAAAACTTTCTGATGAGTAGTATCGATGTAAGTCTTTAATATCATATAAATGTTGTACTCTCTCTTGCTTTTCTTTTGCTTGAACTGCTTGGCCTTCTGATGTAATCACACCAGTAGTTAATAAGCCTAATGCCAATGTTGCTTTAGCTAACGTTTTTAATTTCATAGTACTATTCTCCCAATCTATTTATAAATTTTGTCTTAATATATTTTTATATGATTAATTCAATTACGTAATACGAACAATCTACTATCATTATATAAGCGAGATACTGCGCTATGAATTAACCTCTTTTTAACTATTTTTGAACCAACGTTAAGTTAGTTAATGAAATCCTAACAGTATTAATTATTTTTTATAACACAATGCTAATTTTTTAACTATTCACACTTTCCCTCAATTTAATTATGTTTTCCACATTGTTTCATGTCACTAAAGCGACATCACGCATCTATAAGTATCAACTATTTCCACAAGTTTTGATCATGAACCCGCTTCATTTTCATCTCTCCAACACAAAAAAGAAGCTAAGCAACTTATGTTGCCTAACTCCTCTATACTATCCATATTTTACTATTATCCATATTTCATTGAATTATCTAATGTTGGCTTCTATTTTTTCAATATTTCTACCGTCAATGACGTCACTCATGCGATTTGTTTGTAATTTTTTATTAAGTTCAAACGTATAATAGCCGCCATCTTTCATTATCACTTTTATCTTACTATCTTTAGGAAACTTTTTATACAGATCAAAATTTTGAATTAAATACTGTCTCAATTTAAAGTCGAGTTCTTTAAGTGAAATCTCTTCTTTATAAATGTAGTGTACTCTACCGTACGTAGCAATACCGTCACCTTCATCTCTCTTGATTTGAAATCTTGGTGCGTTTATATAATCATAATAAGCGTCTTGATTTTTCTTAGTGACACCACCATATGAAAACACTGTGCCATTACGGTTTTCCGCTTCTTTAACAACAAATATGTCTAATCCCGGATTTTTGCGTGCTTTAAATCTTTCAATATCTTTACCAAATATCTGTACTCTTGTGAATTTTCTATTTTTATCAAAGATAAGGTAATGCTTGCCACCTTTGCTATAACGATAACCAGTAACATTTTTAAGTTCCTTACTTGCGCCACTATAGTAATCTCTTAAGTCAAAAATATCTTTTGTCACATTTTCATATTTTGCTTCATGTTCACTCGCATTTACAGTTTGATGCGTTGATGTTATTGTTCCTGTTGCTAAAATACCTAGTGCTAAACTTGCTTTCGCAATTGCTGTCATTTTCATAGTTGTATGCTCCATTCGTAATTATTAGATTTGTTCGCTTACGTCTATTGAATCATACAGCTTTATTATAGTTGGCGTATTTGACCTTTCACATTAAACCATGTTTAATAATCATTGAATCATTATTAAGTAAATTAAGGAATCTATAATGTTCGTTAAATAAAACTGATTCCGTTGTGATCCACACCCGATAGATAGGGATTTACAGATAAATTCAGGACTCTTCCACGTCATATTTGGACCCATCGAAAATTCGGGTTCTCAAATCATCGAACATAACAAAAGAAGCTAAGCAACATGTAGGCCGTTGTCACTTAACTTCTTGTTTTTCCGATGACAGCTTCTATTTAGAGAATGTCATGATTATTTTATATTCACTTCAATGTTATCAATATTAGTGCCATCTATGACATCTGCCATGCGATTTTCTTGTAATTTTTTGTGCAATTCAAACGTGTACTTTCCACCGTTTTTCATTTTAATAACAATTTTACCTGAACCAACGTTACCGTACAGATTATTTTTTTCAATAAGTTGTTTTCTCAATTTAAAATCAAGTTCTTTCAAGGAAATCTGCTCTTTAGTAATCTTGAATTCTGAAACATCATGAGAGATTATACCTTTATTATCTTCCTTAGTAATTCTTACTCCTGCTTTGTGATCAACTTTTTTACTATTACTCTTTGTGATACCACCGACAGAATATTTTTCCAGATTGTAATTATTTTCTTCTAAAACGACAAATACATCGACATTCCTATGTACTCCTTCACCATATTTTTTATCGTCTTTACCAACTAAAGCAATTTTATATATGAAATAATCTGGAACAATATTCATAAATCTTATTGTCGTCCATTTTTTTAAAATAATACCAATTTCATTTTTAAATTCTAAACTTGGTTTCGTATAATACGCTCTTAAATCTTTAAATTTAGGATTTATTTCTGTTGGTACTTGTTTTGTGGTTGGCGATTGTGGTGTGTCTGATTTAGTAGATTGCATTGGTTGTGGCGTGTTTGTTGATGGAGGTGTTGTCACTTTAGTTGAAGGCGGTGTTGTCGCATTTGCTGTTTGTTGCGGTGCTTCCACTTTAGTGGAAGATGGTGTTGTCGCGTTTGGTTTTGATTGCGGTGCTTCTACTTTAGTTGAGGGCGGTGTTGATTGTGGTGCTTCCACTTTAGTGGAAGATGGTGTTGACGCTTTTGCTGCTTGCGTTGTCGTTGTGATTACACCTGTTGTTAAAAGGCCTAGTGCTAAACTTGTTTTAGCAATCATTGTTATTTTCATAGTTGTATGCTCCATTCGTAATTATTAGATTTGTTCGATTACATTCATTGAATCATACAGCTTTATTATAGATGGCGTATTGCTCCATTCACATTAAACCTTGTTTAACTATATTTGAATCATCGTTAAGTAAATTAAGAAATCCATAATGTTCGTTAAATAAAAATGATTTTGATGTGATTCAACACTTGGCACATTTGAAGTTTCGTCACTTTTAAGACATAGAAATGCCACTTTTACAAACAAATGAATATTCGTTTTTTTACATCATTGCGCATAATAAAAGAAGCTAAGCAACATGTAAACCGTTGTCACTTAACTTCTTGTTTTTCCGATGACAGCTTCTATTTAGAGAACGTCATGATTATTTTATATTCACTTCAATTTTATCAATGTTTGTACCTTCTATGACATCTGCCATACGATGCTCTTGCAGTTTTTTGTGTAATTCAAACGTATACTTCCCACCGTTTTTCATTTTAATAACGATTGTTCCTGAACCCATGTTACCGTAAAGATTATGTTTTTCAATGAGTTGCTTTCTCAATTTAAAATCAAGCTCTTTCAAGGAAATCTCTTCCTTAGTAATCATGTATTCTGAAACATCATGTGAAATCATACCTTGATTATCTTTTTTAGTAACGCTTAATTCTGCTTTGTGATCAACTTTTTTACTATTAGTCTTCGTGATGCCACCGACAGAATATTTTTTTAATTGATATTTATTGTCTTCTAAAACGATAAATACATCGATATTATCGTAAGGTCCATCTTTATATTTTTTCTCATCTTTTCCAACTAAAGCTATTTTATAGATGAACCTATTTGGAATAACATTCATAAACCTAACCGTCGTCCATGGTTTGAGCATAAATCCAAACTGCTTTTCAAATTCAAAACTCGGTTTCGTGTAATACGCTCTTAAATCTTCATATTTAGGAGTCATATCTGTTTGTGCTTGTTTTATGGTTGGAGATTGTGGTGTGTCTGATTTAGTAGATTGCATTGGTTGTGGCGTGTTTGTTGATGGAGGTGTTGTCACTTTAGTTTGCTGCGTTGTGGATTCGGTTGTCGTTTGTGAATGTTCTTGTTTAGGCGCTGGCGTTGTGGATATATTAAGCGATTTCTGCGCTTCTTGTTTAGGTTGTGATATTTTTTCTATTTTGGAAATTGAAGTTTTTTCCTCATTAGTATTTGGTGCCTTTTCGAGTTTAGGCATGCGTTCTTGTCTTGTGTTAGCTGCTTGCGTTGCCCCTGTATTTGCACCTGTTGTTATGTTTATCATTGCTGATCGCTCTGCTTTAAGCGTTGGTACTTTGTCAACTATAGTTGATTGTACTTTTTCTGCTTTGACCGATTGCGTCGTTACTGTAATTGCGCCTGTTGTTAAAAGCCCTAGTGCTAAACTGGTTTTAGCAATTGTTCTCATTTTCATAATTGTATGCTCCAATCTATATTATATTCGATTGTCTTTTTACGTAATTTGAATCATACAACATCATTATAGATGGCATTCTAAGATAATCACATTAAACCCCTTTTAACAATTATTGAAGTATTATTAAGTAATTTAAGCAAAAAATAATGAGTGATTATGAGGTTAATATAGCGTTTCTATGTGCCTTTGAAATGATTTTTAAGCATTAAAAAGAAGTTAAGCAACGTTTGATCGTCACTTAACCTCTCTATTTCAATTTCAACTTATTTCGTCATCAAGTATATGTGTTATGCTTTTATAACTTTGATTTCAATTCTATCAATATCTGTGACATTGATAACATCGGACATACGGTCTTCTTGTAACTTTTTATCCAATTCAAATGTATACTTTCCATAGTATTTCTTTTTGACTGTAATTTTTCCTGTACTCATTTCACCGTAAAGACCATAATTATCAATAAGGTATTTTCTTAATTTAAAATCAATCTCTTTCAATGACATCGCTTCTTTATCTATTTTAAATGGGAAAAAGTCATAATCATATTCACCAGTATGATCTTCTTTAATAACTCTTGCTTCTGCTATTAGGTCGACAGCTTTATCGTTTGCACTCGTGATACCCCCAATAGAGTACTTTGCACCTTCAAATCTCTTATCCTCATTAACGTAAAATATATTAAGATTACGATGTACACCCGTATGATAATGTTGCTTATCTTTGCCAATTAAAGCAATATTATTAACAGAATTACCATCTATGATATTCATAAATTTAATACTTGGTTGAATGAAACTGATATAACCTGTCACATTTTTATATTCAATACTAGGTTGATTATAATAAGCTTTTAATTTTTTGCTATTTTCACTTATTACAATAGGTTTCTTTTCGGCATGAACTGGTTTTTCCGTTGTAGTGCTTACACCTGTTGCTAATATTCCTAATAACAAACTTATTTTTGCAATTGATTTCATTTTCATAGTTGTATGCTCCAATCTATTATAATTAGATTGTCTTATTACGTAACTTGAACCATACACCCATATTATAGGAGCTGTGTGCTGATATTCACATTAACCTGTTTTTAACTATTCATAAAATATGATTAAGTTATTTAAGCAAAAGATAATGCGTGGTGCGACTGTTTGTGTGAGTTTTAGGTCGTTTTTCCCATCAAAAAAAGAAGCTAAGCAACAGTACGTCGCTTAACTTCCATATATTTCCATAACAAGCACTATTCAACATAGCGCTTTGTTATTAGAAAGTATTATTTCATTTCTACTAGAATTTTTTGTATTTGTCTGCCGTCGATAGAATCACCCATACGTTCTTTTTCAAGTTTTTGACTTAAATCGATAGTATGTGATTTGCCATCTTTCATTGTAATTGTAATTCGACCTTGTTTAAGACCATTTGAATACAAGCCATGTTGCTTAATTGCACGTTCTCGTAATCTATAATCAAGTTCTTTTAATGAGATGTCTTCTTTTGAAATGTAGTAAAAATCTTTAAGTACATCTTCATTATCTTTCTTGATTTCTAAAATTGGCGTATTGATATAATCAATATACTGCACACTATTTGATTTTGTAACGCCACCAATTGAGTAATTTGTTGCTTGTCTACTGTCACCTTCTCTAAGGATAAACACATCTATATTTGAGTTTTCTCCGTCTTTAAATTTATCTTTATCAGATCCAAGTAAAGTGATTCGAGAATGCTGTTGCCCTACTGTGACTTCTAAATAGTGTTTACCCTCATCAGTATATTTAAATCCAGTCACATTTTTACGCTCTAAAATTGGTTTATTATAATAGTGTTTTAACTCTGATTCACTTTGTTGTTTAACTTCTGCTTTCGCTTGTACTGATTGTACATTCGATGTAATTACACCTGTTGCTAACATTCCCAATGCTAAACTTGCTTTTGCTATCGCTTTAAATTTCATAATTTTTAGCCCCAATCTATTTAAATTTGATTTTTCAATTACGTAATATGAACAATCTACCTACATTATATTGAGGCGCTATCCCCTTTCAAATTAAACCTCATTTAACTAAACTTGAATCATTGTTAAGGTAATTAATAAAATGCTAACTGTTATTAATCAATTCTTATCCGTCGAGACTCTTTTTTATACAAATCACACTTTATACCATTTTTATTTTAAAAACTGTAAAACTTTCAGACACAAAACAGACATCATATTGTCGTAGTACCTGATTAAAATTTTCAATGATATTAGTGATACACATCAACTAAAACGCGTCATTACGGCATTTTCAACATTAATAATATTTACGTATTTACTATACACGTCGACAATAAATACAGATTAGAATTTTTTATAAAATCAAATGTTTTGAAAACCATCAAATAAGTATTATGTTATGTATATAAAGATTAGGAGATGAAGTGAATGAATATTATGTTAACAGGTGCTACAGGTCATTTAGGCACACATATTACAAATCAAGCCATTGCAAATCACATAGATCATTTTCACATTGGTGTTAGAAATGTTGAGAAAGTTCCAGAAGATTGGCGCGGAAAAGTTCCTGTTCGACAATTAGATTATTTTAATCAAGAAAGCATGGTAGAAGCATTTAAAGGAATGGATACCGTTGTGTTTATTCCAAGTATTATCCATCCATCATTCAAACGTATTCCTGAAGTGGAAAATTTAGTATATGCGGCAAAGCAGAGCGGCGTTGCTCATATCATTTTCATAGGTTATTACGCAGATCAGCATAATAATCCATTCCATATGAGTCCTTATTTTGGTTATGCAGCACGTCTATTGGCAACAAGTGGCATTGACTATACGTATGTAAGAATGGCAATGTACATGGATCCACTTAAACCATATTTACCAGAATTGATGAATATGCATAAACTGATTTATCCAGCTGGTGATGGTCGTATTAATTATATTACTAGAAATGATATAGCTAGAGGTGTCATTGCTATTATTAAAAATCCAGATACTTGGGGCAAACGCTACTTATTATCAGGCTACAGTTATGATATGAAAGAACTTGCTGCAATTTTATCTGAGGCATCAGGCACAGAAATTAAATATGAGCCCGTTTCATTAGAGACATTTGCAGAAATGTACGATGAACCTAAAGGCTTTGGTGCATTATTGGCATCAATGTACGACGCAGGAGCAAGAGGACTATTAGACCAAGAATCCAATGATTTCCAACAATTAGTCAATGATCAACCACAGACACTGCAATCATTTTTACAAGAAAATATTTAATAATAAAGGAGCGTTATAGTGAATATCATCTCAACAATTTTAATCATATTTGTGGCATTAGAGTTTTTCTATATTATGTACCTTGAAACGATTGCTACAACTTCCAAAAAGACTAGCGAGACATTTAATATAAGCGTCGATAAATTGAAAGACAAAAATATTAACCTACTTTTGAAGAACCAAGGCGTATATAACGGTTTAATCGGAGTTTTGCTAATATACGGTTTGTTTATCAGCAGTAATCCAAAAGAAATATGCGCAGCTATTTTAGTGTATATCATTGGCGTTGCTATTTATGGTGGCCTTTCAAGCAATATTAGTATCTTTTTCAAACAAGGCACATTGCCAGTATTGGCACTCATATCAATGCTTTGGTAAGTATTGGTGTTTGGGGGGTTGGAGATGTAGTCGGAGGTTTGGAGGATTTGAGCGAATTGTGTGTGGACTTTAGACTCAGAGTATTTCATCCTAATTATTTCAAGCAGAGGTGACAGTAGCGTTGCCTCTGTTTCCTTATAGAAAAATTATTTAATGAAGAAAACCCATATCTGATTTAATTTTCAGCTGATAAATACTCCATATATTAGAATGGCTACTTTATCTATTGCATCAATCCTTTAAAACAAAAAACCCATGATTTCGAAATTCCCGTATGATGGGGTTCCTACTCTCATGGATCAGTTAAATAAATATTATCACTATCAGTTTATTATTTCAATATTATTAACAATATATGTAGTCGTAAAAGGAAAGAGGACATGAGAACTTCGGTGTTGATTGGCATTACATAACGCTTCCAAACATATTATTTGGTAACAATAAGAAACTATTTACACAATATATTTTGTATAGTAAAATTATTTTATAAGACTTAAATTGAATTGTACAAGGGTTGAATATCATGGTATCAGAAGAAAAAGGTTCTATTACTTTGTCAAAAGAAGCAGCTATCATATTTGCAACTGCAAAATTCAAACCATTTCATAATAGAATTAAAAATAACCCACAAAAAACAAATCCATTTCTTAAATTACATGAAAACAAAAAATCTTAATCACTTTATTTATAGCATTTCTGATCTCAGAAATTTAATAAAGGACCACCCCCTCTTTCATAACTATATAAGTCAAGAAACCAAGAAATTCCAAACATCTTTAAACCCTTCAATAGCACATTTCCTAAAACATAAAGCAATAAAAATGAACGATCAAAATTCCTTACGTACGTATTTAATTATAGATAAATCAGACCTTGAAATAATGGGATACTTCTTCTTAAAAATTGTAAATATAAAGCTTGAAAAAGACGTTAGTGGAAAAACGAAAAAAGAAAAATCTCGTCTGATGCTAAAAAGAATGGAGAATTTCAAGCATTATTAATAACTAAATTAGGTAGGAGCGATAAACACAAAAAGCATATACCAGGAGAAATTGTAATGGACTATGCCTTATCTATTGCTTCTGAAATTTATGATCGTACTGCACTAAGACATGTTTGTGTTGATTGGTATGATAATAAGAATTTGAAAGAATTTTATTGCAATAATTGTGGATTTAAAATATACCAAGAAAAAATAACTAAAAAAGGAAAACTTATTTCCGCATTTTACAAGCTTAAGTAAGGGGTTAAACAGATTATGTATGACTATTTTAGACAATTCAAAACAACGTAAAAATAAAAACCTCAGTTATTTCAAGAATTATAAAAGACGGAGTTGCTGAAGAATATTTCAAATCTGTAGGTTCGTAAACTTTACCTAGGCATATAATATATATCATATTACTCTTGATTTTTATTTGCACGTTACTTGCATGTTATTTTCGTTAGACAATTTCAGTATCAAATAAATACGACCTAATCCTTGTTTTTAAAGGGATTTAGGTCGTTTTTTTTATTTGCACGTTACTTGCACGTTATTTTCGCTTCATAAGTAAAATTTTTGTAGTATATTAGACTAAAAAATGATAAACTACTCATTTTTCATATGCTATCACAATTAGGTTTTGGTCAAAAAACCTATTTTCATCTTTTTTTGAAACGAATGAACTTAACTAAATATAGTATATAAGCGATAAATATAAACAGATTTGAAATTAATATTTGCGTCGTGCTGATATTACCAAATTTTATACTAATTATCACCCATGATATTATTACTAAAAATAAGAACAAACACACCCATATATTAAATAATTTTTCCATGGTATCACTCCTACACTATTAGCAGAATGTGGCTCCACCGGTTAGACCACCGCCGACAGCACCACCAACAGCTCCAACTACGCCTCCACTAACTGTCCCAATTACTGGAATAGTAACTGTTCCTACTCCTGCACCTGCAAGACCTAAAGTAGTGCCTCCTGTCACTGCGCCACCCGCTATACCAGAAACGCATTTCCCTACTCCATGTTCTTTTTGTGTTTTCTGCACATAAAAACCTAATTTACCGTCTTTTTCAAAATAAATTAACGTAACATTTTTACCATTTTTATCTTTTGCAGTTGATGGCAAAATTTCCTTTTTACCAGTCTTTACATCTTTTAGTGTTGCCACTCCATTTTTGTCAACACTATAATCAATACCTTTTTTCAAATCAATTCTAGCGGTATTATCATTCAATTTAACGATTTCACCTGAACTATTTGCAGATGCATGCATGACATTATTTTCTTTTGCATAAGAATGCTCACTAGTTAACCCTGAACATACAATCACGCCAGAAACAAGAGCAAAAGCAAGCGAACCTTTTATTATTCTTGAATTTTTAATCATGTACATTGTAAAACTCCTTATTCAGAAATTAAACAATCCCTTATTAGCATCCCGACGAAATCGTATCATATTTAATTTTTCATTCCAATTATTTGATAAAATTTATTCCTCAGGACCTTTAATTAGCTAAGGTTTGCTATGAAGAAATCTATGACGATAGATTTTTAATAGCTATTTTTTATAGTTATAGAGAGGAGTAGACTTTCCAGCTTCTTGTATTTTAAATCCGTCTTATAAATAAATCAGAACTTAGAATAAGTTTCTTTCTTCTATTTTTAAATCTAATTAATATAGTCAAATCCTATATACTTTTTCACTTCTAAATATTGCTTTCCATCGTAAATTAAGCCACACTTATCACTAACTGATTTGGTAATATCATCAAAGAATATAATCATTTTATATAAAGATTTTTTAATCTCACTACTATTTAAAGTGGGGTATGTTGAAATAAGATTGTTTTCTTCAGATTTAGACATGTGATTTGTTAAATACTTATAATTCTTACCAAAATTTACTTTATAATCTAATAGATGTCCTTTGTCCCATGCAAGCATTAGAAGTAACATTTCCCTACAAATATTTAAATGGTCAAAAGCATACAGTAACTGATTTCTCCATAATCCTTTCATCACGTATGTAGAAACCCAATAAAACTCGTTTATACATTCATCAAATAATTTTTGATATGGTTCTTTCAACCAGTATTTTGAATCGTCTGGCGAAAAATTATTATCAACTACATTATCTTTATCTAATAAAATTTTTAATAATGAATCGCTACTCAAATACTCTGATAGATACTTTTTAGTGATTAAAGTCAAATCTATTCTTTTATAATCATCAAATAGCATTAAGATATGAAAACTATCGACTGATTGATTTTCATATAAATCCTGATTATCTGGCAACTGCATCATTATAATGTTTCCGAATTTATTGATCCAGGACAAATTATGTGTTAGTTCTTTTAAATCATTAACAATATAAGCAATATCAAAGTCTTGGTACTGATCATAATCAACTTTATTATTGACTCTAGACCCATTCATACATACTAGTCTTATATTTTCATTATTTTTGGCAACACTTAAAATTGTATTAATAATATCATTGTCTGATCTCATGGTTCACCTCAATTAATCTATCCTTTATGTTGATTCCTATAAAAGTATAGCCATGCCGCATATAGAATGAGGGCTATATCGTTATGTAAATAATATATTAAATTATATTTTGGGTAAATAAGAAGCAATAACAAACATAAATTCACACATTCAATTTTATTATCCCTACTACTCAAATTAAAAACCATCCGTGTAAACAGGTAGTTTTATTTTATAATTATTCCCACTCGATAACATGAGTGCTTTTATTTAATTTGTATCAGTTTATAACTATTGATATATCAAGATTTTTAATGTTCTATATTTCTCATAAATTCACATCATTTTATACTAGCGTATTTACTACTTGCAACGTGTGAAATGATAATTAGATTAAAACAACGTTTCTTTTTGTTGAAAATATTAAGACATCAGCCTTCATTTAAGTCAGAATGATTATTACACTTTTTAGTTTTTTCATCAAATTACATATTAACTAACTTCAATATTACTCTCTCTTGTTCAATGAAAATTTCATAAATGTTAAAATTATATAGTTATAAATTCATTAATTTGTTATATTTATATTATATATAAGGAGGAGGAATTTTGAAAAACTGGATTTTCTCATTTATTTTAGTAAGTAGTATATTGGTATATTTTACAATTGAGAAAAATAATAAAGAGATTAATGTCGCAATTTTAGATAGTGGGGTCAATACTGAGCACATCAAACAAAATATAACAACAATAAACTTTTCTGCTGATAAACATACAAAAGATAGTCATAATCACGGTACTGCAATCAGTAATTTAGTAATCCAGAACATTACTAAAGCAAATCTCTATCATTTAAAAGTATTAGATAATAATGGCGAAAGTACACCCTCTAATGTTGAACAGGCTATTGATTGGTGTATTAAACACAACGTAGATATTGTGAATATAAGCTTTGGGTTTCCTAAATATAATTACAAAATTTCTAAAAAGTTAGATAAATTAATTGAAAATGGAACAATTGTTATCGCTTCTTCTGGCAACAATTTAGGCGGAAAAAGTGACTTCCCAGCTTCAAAATCAAATATTATATCTGTTGGTGGTTTAAGCAAAGATTTCAAAATATCGAGATATAGTTCTTCAGGAAAAATAGACATATATAATTTAAGCGAAAATATAGAGTCCATTAATAATCAAGGAAAAAGAGAATTATTTAGCGGAAATTCTTTCGCCACAGCTTTAACCACAAATGAAATTATCAAAATGAAGCAGTCAAATAAGAAATTAAATTCATATACCTTAAATTCTTATTCTAATAATTTCAAAGATTTCAAAATAAAAGTCACAAATGGAGATAGTAAATGAAAAATTATACACTTAAAAACTTTATTCGAATACTAGTCTTAGTATTAACCATTACTTCTGTGACAGGAGTGATTGAAACTAGAAATGTTAATGCAAGCGAGACTTCTTATAAAGAAATAACACAAGAAGATTTACATAAAAATAATTTACAAAATCCCAATGAAGTAAAAATTATTGATAAAACAAGTACCAATTCGAAACCAACAATTGAATTAACTAAAGAAGATATTGATTTAAAAGCAAATATTCAATATGATTTAAATACTAACTCCATGGATGTTAAGGGCAGATACGTCGATGAAAATGGAAAAATAATAAATAAAGATTATGACGTTTTCGTAAAGCAATTTGAAAATACAGAATATGAAGCTACATTTATCGACAAAGAAACTGGCGAAATAATAAAATTCAACTCAATTGAAGCTAAATCTTCTGCATTGCCATTAGTAATATTAGCTGCTGTAGCTAGATACGGAATAAACTATGCAATTAAAACATATGGAAAAAAAGCAACTCAAACCGCTATCAAAACAAAGAGTTTTGGTAAAGTTTTACCTTCTGTAGCCAATCTAGGAGCTAATAAAAGAAAACATATTCTTGCTAGTAAACATAATTGGAATAAAGTTACTAAAAACAATTGGAAAGATGTTTCTAAAGTAATGTCGCATGTTATGAGGTATGGAAAGCAAAGCCGATACAAAAAGTCCGCATACCAAAAAACACTTGTTATGAGTGGTAGAACTGTAGTCATAACTTATACACGAAAAAATGGCAATATATATATATCGAATGGATGGGTTAAATAAATGAAAAGCGTTAACATTCTATTAAATTTATTACCAACTGAATTAAAAAATATGTTAGAGAATAAAGATATGGAGAATATTCTAACGTACTTTATGTCGAACGAAATTTCAGATGAAAAATTAGTATCATATTTATCAAATCTTGCGAATCAAATAAATACAATTGAATATCATGAAATGGTCGCAAGCATCTATCACTTTCATTTCAATTACATAGATAATGCCTATGATTTAGCATACTATCATTATTGGCAATCGTTAGAGATTTCGCAATTTAATAATCCTAATTTATTATACGAATTTTTAGAAATCCTTGGAGAACCAGACTTTGATATGATTTCACATGAGAATATTCAATTGGTCGCAAATAAAATTCTTGAAAGAGACCCTAATAATAAGTTAGCAATTAAATATATTAACTAAAAAACGACTAGGCATAAGGAATGATGGACATTTAATTTCATCGTTCCTTTTGTAGTTCTAATATGCTTCGTTGTAACCACCTACAAATATTCCACTTCAAAAATCCAATATCATTTCACTACCTTTAAAAAACACAACCCTACAGTACTTGCTATTACAATAGCTACGAAATTGCTAACAAGTCAAATTCTATAACAATTCACAACATACTAATACTACTTGTTTTATATATCATTTTAATATATAAAATCACCCCTTTTTCACCTTTAAAAATGACCTCACTCTTAAATTAATAGGTGCTGAGGTTTAGTCGTTTATATTATTTTATAAAAATGGCGACCAACAAAGGCCGCCTAAACAATTAGAAGTAAAAAGCTATTTACAATCTATTCGTCTTATTATGTATGTCTGACATTATGACTTATTCACATAAGTATAATAGATTTCTTCCAAGACATACTCTGTTGTTTGGAGAACATGTTCATACTCATTTCCAATCACAAAACAATTTACAAATAAAAATTAGTTCTACATCTATATAAACTTATATATGTGCGAGAGAAAGACAAAATCGACTTTCTTTATACCTGTTTACTGATCGCCACTGTTTTTTTTTGAAACGAATGAACTTAACTAAATATAGTATATAAGCGATAAATATAAACAGATTAGAAATTAATATTTGCGTCGTGCTGATATTACCAAATTTTATACTAATTATCACCCATGATATTATTACTAAAAATAAGAACAAACACACCCATCTATTAAATAATTTTTCCATGGTATCACTCCAACAATATTAGCAGAATGTAACTCCACCGGTTAGTCCACCGCCGACAGCTGCAACTATTTTTGATAAAGGGTATTCAGGTATTGTAAAAGAATTGAAACCATTGCTAAAATGGTCAGAAGTACCAGCTAACTCTGTCGGTGATGCGGTTAAACGAGGCGCAATAAATGCCGGTCTAAGTAAAGGTGATGCTGGAATAATCTCAACTGTAGTCAAAGAAGCCATTGCATGGTTATTCTAAAATGATAAAGGAGTGTTTCATATGCTTGAAGATAACGGCGATATCAGATTACTATATCAATCAATAGAAGAACTTGCTTCAGTTTTGGGTCAAAGTCAATTCGAAACTAAAACTGTCAGCTTAATATTTGTACAAATGGACTTAAGATATAGCGTTTTCGAAAAAGTGCAAACTGATTTTATGAAGTATTTAGCACATAAAAATTCTGATGAAATAAAATATATAGACTTAATCAAAATAATAGAAAATGCATTACCTGAAGATAAAGAACTTAGTATCAATGTGATTAATTCCATTATTATTGGTTTCGCTAATAACTATTACCCAATATTGCAAAGTTTAGTACCGGAAATACAAAGTAGTTATGGCATAACCATAAATAAAAATTTCAATATAGATAGTATAGATTTTTAAATACTATTTAATAAGAATAGGAAACGATTCATTATCTGGTAATGAATCATAAATTGTACGATTATCAAATGTCACCAAATTAGCCAAACGTACAATCAAATACAGTTTAACACCTTATTCAAAAAAATTAAAATGAACGGTTTAGTTAAGTAATGTTTATTTAAATTATAAGTACTTGACTAATCGTAGGAAACCCAGCCGAGGACATAAAATCAAAATCGTAGGCTCTACAATCTTATATTGGCAGTAGTTGACTGCGGGGCCCCAACATAAAGAAATTGGTACGCCAATTTCTACATATATGACTCCTATCATTTCATAACATGATGTTGCCCATATTAAGAACACCAAAAAAGGCTGGAAACCGCGTAATTACGGTAACTCCAGCCTATCATTTGCTATATATAGTTATTCCCACTCAATGACAAGAGTGCTTTTCGTTAATTTGTACCAGTTTATAACTATTGATATATCAAGATTTTTAATGCTCTATACTTCTCAACAGTTCATGTCAGTGCAGAATTTACGTATTCATTGCCTACAACGTGTGAGATGATATATCAAATCAACTCTACAAGGTTGTAAAATATCAACATTGAAAGCAAGGTACATTTACTCATTATTTGTGGCGGATAAAAGATAAATGCTTTTTATTACTCCTATAAAATAAACCGACCATATTATAATTCAACATTTTTATAAATATAGTGTTATTTGAAAATCTTTCTAACTACAACACAGGGCATTATTCAGCGTAAAAAGACAATCACTTAGTTATTAGTGTGCGCTATTTTTTATTTAGTTATTTTAAAGTAAGAAAGGTTATTTTCAATAACTCCTAACCTAGAAAGTTTAATAAAGTTATGTTCTGAACATTTATTCTCTATCTTAGTTAGAGTCTCATTCCATTCAATGATATTATTTTCTGGCATACTCATAAATATTTTCTTCATAGCTAATAAAAACGTAACTAACCTTTGCTGATATTTATACTTTTCTATATTTACATACATTTCCTCATCACTATGATGTTTTGCACAGGTGTTTGTAAAATTAATTCCATAAATTATATCTGTGTGAGCTATTCTATTTCTCAAAAACCTGATACTATTCAACCATGCACACAATAACTTTTCTGGAAGTTTTATGCTTATACCAGTATTTTTTTCTATTAAATTTTCAATTCGCTTACTTACTTTATTTCTATAAGTTGGTAATGTAGTTCTATAAAAAGTAGACAAATCTCCAAAACTAAAATTTTGGAATAAAACCCAAGCTGGTATAATATTGTATTTTTTAATATTATGTTTAACGTTATCGTTACTTTTCTTTTTTTCTATAGCTCTCCAAAAAACATTTTGTAACCTATTGAACTCTTTTAGCTTTTTGGCAGAATATTTATACTCATCATTAACTTTCTCAAAATATAAATCTTTGTCTAAATAGAACAGTGTCGAAGGCTTGTTATTATACTCAATTTCTAACATATATACTTCTAAAATAATATTTCTTATATGAGTTTCCAACATATTTACTAAACTAAATAATTGTTTCAATAAATATCTATCAAATTTATAAAGTATATATACTTCATCAAAATTTTTCGGCTCATCTTTACCAAATTCATTATACATAAAATGCTTCAAATTATAATAGCCAACACTATGTAAAAGCTCCACACATTTTTCTTTTGACTTAATTTCAGGAAAATATAAATTTTTAGTTTCTAATTTATATAACATTTGTTCTATTGTAAAGGGAGTGGGTATTTCACTTTTAGGAGCATCGTTTAGTGTCTCAAAAGTTACTTTTAAATTATCATACTCTTTAACGTCGATTACTTTTTCTTTATACATTATGCTTTCTAATTCTTTTAAGTTAATTTCAAGTGATTTATCCATAACTATAAATTCTCCTATTACAAAAAAAAGGCCAACTGTGTTTCGCATTGCTAAGAGGCGTTAGTTGACTTCTAATAAATTAATATTAATCTAAGGGGTGTCAATTGTCAATTGTAATTCAATCATTCTTGTCTTCTCAAACCTCACTAAATCATCAATAAATATAGGTTCTAACATAATCAGATTTACCTTATCGCCAAATATTCTATGATAACGACCACTTTCTTTTATGTAGTACAAAAGATATTTATTTAAAACTCTTGTCTCTTAGTAACAAATAAATTTGCTCTCACTCCTCTAACGTATATCATCTACAATCATTGTATGACTAGGATTGTCGTTAAATACTTCTTCTACATTTTTGTCTAACTTCTCATCATCTCCGTCTCAAAATATAAGAAAGAGATGACTCCCATTATTTCATCACATGATGTTGCCCATGCCAAGCACACCAAAAAGGCTGGAAACCGCATAGTAACGGTAACTCCAGCCTATCATTTTCTATATATAATTATTCCCACTCGATGAAATAAGTGTTTTTCGTTAGTTTATATTAATTTATAACAATTGATATTACAGCGTTTTTATACCTAAATACTTCACATCAATTAACATTACTTCATAATTAACGTATTCAATTACGTATTCACTGCCTGCAACGTGTGGGATGATACATATTTTTCTATAACTCTTCCTTTATAACCTTTTGTATTTTTTATGAATTTTCTAAAATTTATTATTCAACTTATATTTATAATGTTATTATAAATATAATGAAAAGGAAGTGCCTAATATGAAAAAAAGATTATTATTTGTAATTGTTATTACTTTATTTATTTTTTCTTCTAATCATACAGTCTTATCTAACGGCGATGTAGGTCCAGGAAACCTAAGAAATTTTTATACTAAATATGAATATGTGAATTTAAAGAATGTTAAAGACAAAAATTCACCAGAATCACACCGCTTAGAATACTCGTATAAAAATGATACATTGTATGCTGAATTTGACAATGAATATATAACTAGTGACCTAAAGGGAAAAAATGTCGATGTTTTTGGTATAAGCTATAAATATGGTTCTAACTCTCGTACTATATATGGTGGTGTTACTAAAGCAGAAAACAATAAATTAGATTCGCCAAGAATAATACCTATAAATTTAATTATCAATGGCAAGCATCAAACAGTTACAACTAAAAGTGTTTCTACAGATAAAAAAATGGTTACCGCACAAGAAATAGATGTCAAACTAAGAAAATACTTGCAAGATGAATTTAATATTTATGGACACAATGATACTGGTAAAGGTAAAGAATACGGCACTTCTTCAAAATTTTATAGCGGTTTTGATAAAGGGAGTGTAGTATTACATATGAATGATGGTTCTAATTTCTCGTATGATTTATTTTATACAGGATACGGTCTTCCAGAAAGCTTCTTAAAAATTTACAAAGATAATAAAACTGTTGATTCAACACAATTTCATCTAGATGTCGAAATTTCAAAAAGATGATTCCAATTATTATAGTTTAGATTCACTGTATAAATAACCGCACTTTCTATTAATATAGAAGTGCGGTTTAATCTATATATATGCATCCTAAAAAGGCAAGCACCGAAGTACTTACCTTTCAAATATATCTAATACTTTCACTTTTTATATCAAAATCGGATTAACATTATCCATTCTTTGTTGTAAGGTGGACTTCTATCTTCACACTTTTAGAATCAACCGTTTTATTGTCGTTGTACATCATTAAATATTTAGATTGGTCAAACTTATCGCCTGGTGCAGGCATCATATCATACCAAAAAGTATTGCCGTTATTTTCAATAAATTTTATATATCCTGTTTCATATGGTGAACTGTTAAACTCATACAAATTTTTTTTATTAATTAAAAAATTCCTAGCTTTTATGTCTAGTTCTTGAGCTGTTACACTTTTCTTATCAGTTTGCACTTCAAAAGAAATTGTGTTTCTTTTATTTTCATAAACTCTTATAAGTACATTTTGTAAGTTCCCATTATCAAAGTGGTTTCCTTCATGTTTTGTTATTCCTCCATACATACAAGTTTTGCCACCTGTAACTTTACCTACATTATCTTTGGATGAAAAATAGCAGTTTACATAGTAATTTGATCCATACACATCAACTACTTCATCTTTGTACTTCTTTGCTAAACCTTCATTTAATAACTCTGTTTTCACTTTGTCATAATTTTTCAGTTTTTTATCACTAATGTTATAAATTAAATCATGTGCCAAAAATTTATCTACAGACTTAACTTTAGTTGCTGATACATAATGATCATCATATAAAACTTTCATATTTTCCATCAAACCAGTGAATTTACTCGCTTTGTGCAACTCATCTGGCGTAGGGTCTGGTTGGCTCTCTGCTAATACGTTGGGTGTAAAAAGAACTAGTATAAGTGCGAATATCAAAATTACGCATGAAATAAATCGACTCTTATTCATTTTTATCTCCTTCATCCAACATTCCCAAAAAGTATCTAGATACACTTTAAATATATGTTATAATCTTAAATATTCAATTAAAAAAATATTAAAAGAAAATTAATTATATTTAATGATTTCGCGTTATTTCTAAGAATTAAGTTATGCTTTGAAAATTAATTAACTATACTTCATCTGAACTTATATACAAAACTCTTTTTCAAGGAGAAACAAAGGATTTCTAAGCATCTTGAATTAATAACATTGTTTATATATTCACACTCTTATAATTAATGCATTCAATTTTTCAAATTTTAAAATTGGTTTCTACTGTTAATTTTATATTCCTATATTTAATCTTATAGTCAAAATTATTTTTTGCTGTTATAAGGAACTAGCTATATATTATACAACTACTATAACAACTCAATATTAAATGCCTTATGTGTTAATTGTCTAATTTGCTATAAAACTTAGTAAGTCATATAGTCGATTCCTATCGTATAGAGATATAATAATAGGCAAGTACCGAAGTACCTGCCTAAATAACAACAAGATTAACATGTGAATAATGGAAATAAAAAGTCAGCCCGAAGGCTAACTTACGAATAGATGAAAATTTTAACACATTGCTGTGTCTAAAAAGATTATAGCATAAATGACGAATATTCCTAGCTCAAAATTATTATATTTTAATGATAAAATTTTATAGATTTGTTAATAATTATTTAATTGATTTACATAAATAATAATTGTAAATTTACTTTGTAATCGATTGCAGAATAAATTATAGGAGAGATTAAAATGAATAAAAAACTATTAACAAAAACATTGATAGCAAGTGCTTTAGTTTTAACAACAGTAGGTTCAGGTTTTCATTCTTCTTCAAATTATAATGGTATTAATAACGTTGCACAAGCTGCTGAAACAACAGACGGACAGTTGTGGAAAAATGTAAGAGACGCTTTGAAAGAGGCTAATATAATTGATGGAAATGAAAATGAAACAATAGATGTTAATTATAAATTGAAAAATGGTAGCGAAAATAAAATTTCAGCAAATGGGAACTCTAATGGAGATTTTTCCAAACAAAATATAGATATTGAAAGTTTAACTACTATTAATATCAAAAAAGTAAATATTAGTAATTTCAACGAAAGAATTGATGCTAATAATACATGGAAGAATTTAACTAACAAATTAAAAGGACAGAAAATTATTAAAGATGGTGATAAAGTAACCATTCATAGTAAAGACCAAAAAGATCCTAAAATCTCTGGAATAGTTGGACAAGATTTTACTGAGCATAAGAATTATATGTTATACAAGAAAGACATAGATAAAATAACTATAAACTAGTTATAGATAAAGACAGGTTACTTTTAATGTAACTTGTCTTTTTTTAAAGAGGCAGTATCTCAAATATTAATTTATAATTTCTAAATCTATATCTATACTTTATCTATTTCTATATACACACTCATCGCTTACTGCAACACAGGGCGTTTCTCAGCGTAAAAAACCACCACTCTCGTAGTCGCATAGTTAAATTCTATATTTTCACCAAATTTACAAATCAGAAATGTATTTTTTACTTGATTGGTCATTGTATTTAGACAATATATACGCAATTTGTTTATCTAAATCTGGATAAAGTTGATTTTCAAAATAATGATATTCTTTTAGCTTAGTTAACATTTCTTTTCTGAGTTCTTCATAGCATTCATCAATTTTTTCATTCGCATCTTTAGGAATTTCAAGATTTTCTAATAGTGTTTTTCTAAATTCTATAGCTTCATTTACTATATTATTAAAATCACTATCTTTTTTTTCTTCACTATTTTCATATTCCTTTTTTAATTGATTGATTATTTCAATGTCTTTTTTTAACTTTTCTACATATTTATCTTTGCTAACTTCTATATCTAAAATTATACGATTAATTCTTTTTATATCTGTTATATTCAAACTATATAGATAATCATAACATAGAAATGCTCCTCTTTGCGCTTCAATTCGTTTGTTATTTGCATCTTTTATAACTCTAATAAATAGATGAGACTCATGATGAATATTTTCGTCTATTTCATACAAAATAAAACTAGGTTTATTAATTTTATTTTTATTTTCTTCGCTAACCATAAATAATAATGCGATAAATGGATTTTTTGTAATATCGAGCAAACTTGTTTGCATTCCATAATGCTGCAATATAGATAAATAATTAGCCCTTTCTAATCTGTTATTTTTATCATAAGGTAAATAAGAGAGCTCTTCAGGGTAATTATAAGCAAGTCTTTTATATTCTTGTTCAAAATGATTTATATACTCTTTATTAGTGCTATCTCTTAGTAAACCTGGCAATACTTTCCAATTAGAACGCTGCCCTCTAAAATAATTAAAATTAAATTCTTCCAATAGATCTAAAGACTGTATAAATTCTTTAATAAAATAAAATATTTGCCATGATTTTTCCTTATTATGAGTTTTACATTTATTTAATTCTGATTTTAAATTATTACATATAATTTCACTTTTTTTATTTAGATTATCATTATCACTGTTTTCGCAGTTCATCTCAAAATCACAAATATCGTATGACATTTTCTCTTTTTTTTCTTCATTAGGTATAATAATAAGTTTAAATTTTATGTCATTGTACAATTTAACTTTATTATTTTTTTCTTTTATTTCTTTATATATGTTCATAATCATCTACTCTAATTAAATTATTATTTTTCAAACTATAGCTTAAAGATTCTCGAGAAACTTTTAATTTTCCAGCTATGTTTTCAACTAATGTTTCTACATCCAAAGCACTCAAATTATTTGAATCAAAACTTAGTTTTTCTATTTCTTCTTTTAGAAGGCTTTTCACTAAAATTTTAGGCATTAGTAATTTAGCTGCAAATTGATTGGCGCTTGTTTCTTTCATTCTCTCTAAAATATTTTCATACTTATCAGCTATTTTAGTTCTAAAAGATGTCCCTTTATGACCTAGTACCGCATGTCCCAACTCATGGGCTATAGTAAATCTTTGACGCGTAATCGAATCTAGTGGGTTATAGATTATAGTACTATTTTCTTCATCATAAACTCCTGAATCATTCATATCAAAATCACCAAATATTTTAGCTTTCTCAACAGAAATATTACAAATAGAGCATATTTCTTCAATATCAATAAAGTAACCTTTTTCATTATTTAATACAAGTTTTTTAATTTTTTCTTTTTGATCTTCGGTAAACTCATTCAATAAATTCTCATCAATAACGTCTCCATAAGTCATATCAATCACTTTGACACACCTCCATCTATTCATATTAAAAATTCTTAAACTTCAAGTTATCACTGAATAGCAAAATATTGCATTATAATTATTAAATTAAGTCTCCTTTATCTAGTAGTTTATATATAATAATAAATTATTTCTGCAATTTTTACTATATATCGACATACAAAAATGTCAATCCTCTAACGGAATATCATCCACAATCACAGGATGACTAGGATTAGCATTAGATACCTCTTTTACAGTTTTGTCTAGTTCCTCATCATCTCCGTCCCATTCACCAATATTAATGAATATAGGCACATTCCCGTTAATATCATGCTTATCTGTAAATAACTTATGGTATTTCCCCAACATATCACGAGCTTTTAAACGATCACTTGGCTTAATTGGTACCTCTATCAGTTCAACATGTTCATTATAGACTAATTGTACTTTGCCACTTTGTGGATTCTCTTTATATTCTCCACGCTTTACTACAACTTCTTTCGTTTCTGTTTCATCACCGACTGCCGCATTTGTAAGCACATGTAGTAACTCTTTTGCGGTTAATACATTCTCATCTATAATCTTATCTTTTTGTTCTTGTATATATTGCTTGATGTGTGGCTTCTTCAATAACCTACACCCTGTCACATGTGCACTATTTGCGCTATAACCTGCTTTTATGGCACTTTGTGTTACATTAAGTGTTCTTATATACTCATTCACAAAACGCGCTTGTTTTGCCGTTAACTCACTCATTCTATAACCTCCACAATTTTATCTAATAAGGTTTCATACCATAATCTTACAGATTGTTCTGAACACTCTAAGACATTGCTAATATCTTTAAAACTACGTCCTTGTATTAAAGAATCGAAAATATAAAACTCTTTATCATTAGCTACTTGGTCAACAATCATTTCTAAGTGATTCTTTACAATATGATCATCAATGTTATCGTCTGCCATCCATTCATTAGAATTTTCATCACCTATTGAAAAGAATTCATCAGTATTTATATCATCATCTATTAATACATCACTTCTAGTTCGCTCATGATAATCACAAACGAAGCCTTTTATTTGCTGTTTATCCATTGTTACACCACTTTTACATGTGAAGATTGGTGATAAGCATTTACTCGTGCAATCTTGCTATTTTCAATTGCTATATTTCTTTGTTTTTGACGTTCTGAACGTTGTTTAATACTTGCTTGATACAAATCAACCTGTAAGCGTTCAATGACATTGTAGGGCTTATATCGTCCATTTGAACGCATATATTTTACAACTTGCTTCTGCTCTTTTTCTGTATAATGATTTAGTACTGTTTTCAACAACACCATATTACTTATAGATCGATTTTTATAGTTTTGTAATCTTGCCTTTGTTTCAATAATTTTGATAACTAGTTTTTCAATTGGATATGAGACAGACACGATCCCCATTATTTCATCACATGTTGTGGTCGACGCACTCAGATGGTACATACTTTCAATTTGGAATTCACACATCTTAATTTTTTTATTAATAAATGCTGGGTTAAATTGCGTTAATAGTTGATACTCAGATAATTTATTGTCGCCATTACGATAATATAAACAATTCTTCGTTTTAAGCAGTTTCATACGTTCACTCCTATAAAGAGAGCCTACCCAAATTGGATAGGCTATTTTTGATTTAAGCGTTACGGAACACTTCGTTATACTTACTTTGAATGTTAATAATTTCTATATCGCCATCACTATGTTTGATGACTGGTTGCCCGTTATTTTGTAACCCAAACTGTCTTAAAACATTATAGTTATACTCTAATTTTTGATATTCTTCATTATTTCGATATGGATAAATTACCTTTTCTACCAATACATCAAAGTAAGGTTTTAACCTTACATTTTCATCTTCAGTAAGACGACTTTCTATCGCTTTTTTATAGATATTAAGTTCATATACATTAGTGGTTTTAGGATTGGCATTATAAACAAGATTAAATAGTTCTTCTGCATCAATTAAATTTACTTTCGCCTCTATGTCTTGACGTTTCAACATTTCAACTTGTGGATTCTCATATGAAGATTCTTTCTCTTTTTGTTGGATTTCTACTATTTTTTCTTCATGTTCATCTAATAATATTTGTCCTAATTCTTTGAATTTAGATTGTAGGCTCAAAGCCTTATTATCCATTTTATTTTTAATAACATCCGTTTTATAGCCTTGTCTAATTAATGATTTCGTTTCTGTTATTAGATCTTCAAAATCTCCTAACAAATTTCTATAACGTCTATCATTAAAATATACATCCCACGTATCACCCGTGATTGTTGTAGTTGTCATTTATAAGTACCTCTTTCTTTAGTTTTTGTTTTACACTTCAATTCGTTTCAAAGCTTCATAGCGTTTCATACTGCCATCAGCTAATTTCTTAATACTTCTCATCGCTTGTTGCTTTTCTTGTTCTGTCGTAATGATGTAATAACCACGTTCACTAGGTTTATAACTGCATCCGATAGGATAACCATAATCATATACTAATGAATTGATTACTCTTCGTAACCATCGTTCATTGCTTGAATTATATTCATATCCCAATTGATTTAAGATTTTAGTTTTAGTAATATACTTATTGGACGTATTTTTTATCACATTGAAAACTTGCAGGTGTTCGGTGGGTAAATGATACGTCTCTTTTTCTGCGATACTTTGCATTTCTACACCTCTTTCTTTTAATTATTTCATACCTAAATTATACCATTTTTACAGGTCTAAAACAAACTTACATTCGCTTTATAGCGCGTTTTATCAATTGTTTAGCCTATCTCATATAACACTTATAAAATCATGTTTTAAACTTAACGTTAGGCTTTTCACATTAACCTAATATAGAACTTAAGTTCGTCAAAATTATACGAACAAACAGCGAACAAACTTAACTTTTAGGCCTATGCCAAAAACACAAACTTTAGCTTGTATTAGCGTTAACAAAGTTCGCACACCTTGCACAAATCTTGCCATTTTTTCAATTCTCAAAGACTGTATACCTTCCGATTTTAAAAGCTAACACCTTTATATAACCTTATTATTTTCAAAGCCATAAAACAGCTCAATATCAACATTTCACACTTTTTTTAATTTCGCACACCTATCTATTAACTCACTATTGTTGCAACCTTTACATTTTAAAACTTCTATACCTTATACTTTTACATTAGGAGCCACACACCACGTGTGACTCCATATTTAATTACTTATTCAAACTGTAATAAGATGACTTCAACTCAGTTAACTTACGTTCTAAAGCCTTGTAATCCTCTTGTGTCGCATTCTCATCTTGTACAAACTCAGTTACTAATCTCAACCCCTCAACTAACTCTGGTGCTGGTTCATTGATTCCCGTAGCTAACTGATACAACATTTCAATATTCGATATCACATCAGTATTACTTGACTGAATGCCCTCAAGTGTATCTGTATCAAATCCATTTTCTAGGTACTCAAACACATCACTATTATTTGATTCTGCATATGTTTGTAATCCATACATAAAATACTCATCTTCAAATAATTGACTGGCCATCACATCACTAATAGAAAGCTGTTTACCATCATGTAATTCATAACCTACATAATGCCCCTCTATGCTTCTTATAAGCCCCTCAGTGTGCTTAGGTGACGCTAATTCAAACGATTGCCTTACTTTACAATCTTTAATATATACATGACCGAATAACTTGTTGTTCATCACCACATAAACCATATCAAATGGATCATTATATAACTTAAAGCAACATGGTTGTACTTTACTATGTTCTAATAATCCCGTGTAGTACCTTAATAGCGTGCCTGCTCGCGTCTCAAATTCATTTACGATAGTTTCTATGTTCATTTGATTTTCTCCTCTTTATTTATTCTTAACACCATAGGCACCCATGAGAGCACGTCAGTTTGTTGTCCATCTTCTGGATAACAAATAGCTAATGGTAAGTTAGGAACTCTACCATCCAACAAATAACGCATTACAAAACTACCTCTATACACTAAATCAAGTTGTTCACTTTTAACTAATTCAATCAGCGCAAACATTGTAATTTTGTTCCATCCACTCCAAAACACTACATTCTCATCCTTATCGTGTGTGATACTAGTTCTCCCTATATAGTCGTGATTTATTTCTTTAAACAAATCTTCTAACTGATATATCGGTATCTCCTTATATTCTTTTACATAATCGTATATATACTTTTTAAGTTGTTCTTTATCCATGTGTAACCTCCAGCATTAATTTGGTATTTTTTATTTTAAGAGGGACTAGTACCCAGTGAGTCCCAGTGATTCTTTTACTTCGGGTACTATCAAACTCTTATCACTACGTTACTTTATGCAAAAAGTACCCGTTGTACCCGTATTTTATATAATAGGAAATCTGCATTATATAAACTCTCTTACAAAAAACAACTTATTTTAATTAAACACTATTAATAAACATTGGGTACTTCGGGTACTAATGACTTTAGATGCTTGATATTACTGTGTTTATTGAGTACCCGTTATACATTTATTTATGGTTACTCAACGGGTACATGCGGGTACTACTCAATAATTAGAATTAGGATTGTATGAATTGGAAAAATCAAATCCAAATTCTTTTAGTACTTCTTGCCTTATAGCAAATCCCCTATACTTTACCGTTTGATGTTTGACCTGTTTTTGTAACCTGTCTTTTTCACCTTTAATTAAATATCCTTTTTTGTCCCATTGTCCTGTGATGGTTTGCAATTCGTGTGTTAACTTCTCTTTGACTGTTTCACCTAATATACATAAATAATCACGTTTATATATAGCTTTGATGTCACCATTTTTGACTGAACTATAACCATCACCAACGATATTATTTCTATTTGCATCTAAATATTGTAGTATTTCCTCTAAAAGTTGCTTAGGTTTATCAATTGTCTTATTGTTTTTAACCATGCTGTCATAGGCTTGTTCAATAATTTTAAAATGGTCATGTTCAAATCCATCAATATCATTCAAAACCTCACCGGTAACTTGTAGTAACGCAAAGGCACGTCCTAAACGTTGCATGATTTCATTACTACCTTTTTGATTAAAATACCGTTGATAGCTTTCAAAAGCGTTCTTATACACGTCTTTTTTAGACTCATATTGTTTAATAAATGCCAACCCTAACGTTCCATAGTTCTCCCTAAACGACTTGTCTAATGTGGTAAAATCAAAATTATCTGGATATGGTTGATCTTGTAATGTAACTACACGTGCTGATACACCAGCTTTTTCATCAGCCATATTTGCGATAGATGATTCTCCAGTAGAAATTAAAATATTTCGCCATTCTTTTTTAGCGTTTAGCGTTAAATTAATATTACTTCTCGATTTACTTTCACCACTAGAAAAGTTATATGTGGCACTGGTAACAAACTTAGGATGTGTGTTACGTGTATCATCTTTAAACATTGGAAATGAGTTCAAAAATGACGCCATTGATTCAATACTATTTTGAGTAGAACTCCATGTCGTAATAAGGTCACTGGTTCCCCAAACACTTGATACTAAGTTGAGTGTGAATGTTTTACCTGTGGATGTACTACCTGATATTTCTACAATAAAGGGTTGTAATCCAAATTCTCTTAATAAAACTGAGCCTAAAGATGCATACAACATAACCATTACCATTGGTAAATCTTTTATTTGAGCAAACACCTTTTTAGAGTAACCTTGTAGTGTTCCTTTACTTCGAAAAGAGTCTATTAACTTTTGAAACCCTTTATCATTGCTAAACAACTTGACATTGCTGTCTTTCATTACTTCTTGATAAGGATAAATAAAATAACCTTTCACATGCCCCAAACGCGTTGCAACTTTAACATTCAATGGTGGATTATACCGTTTAGATGCATTAATATAATCAACAAGTTTAGTAGATGTCGACGATGTTACATCTAGCTTTTTATTAACCAATTTCAAGAGTTGACGACTATCTGAAATTTCTTCGGCACTCACTGCTATATTTACAGGCGTTTTATTGTCATAGAAAAGCATATTAAAGCTGACTTCGTTACTTTCAATATCTTCAAAGCGTTCAGTGATTTGAGGGATTGTACTTGTGATAAAAACCTTTTTATCTGGCTCGCCTTCTTTTTTACTTGGTATAAGTTGATTTAAGGCAATACCGCATTGATGATGTTCAATTTCATAACCTTTCGGTATAATTTCTTGTAAGGCACTATCTTTTTTATTAATTTTTTCAATTTTATCAAGTACATCACTTTTACCTGTTTCCATACAAAGCTCCTTTCTAATTGTTATAGTGTTTATTTAATATCGATTGAAAAGTAGCGTTGATTTCTTGTTCTTTCATAGGTGGTTTACATGCGAATTGCCCCCATAATAAAGCAAATGAATAAACAATATAATCATTAACGTGACATCTTAATAAATGCCCAACTAAGCTAGCTAGTGCATTGTTACGATTGCCTTCGGTTGTTCCAAAGCATAACTCGCGCCAGTACTCACTATCGCGTCGCGTGTATCCTATGACATTAGGACTACCATTTGATTCTTCATACTCCTTTAACCACTGTTCAAGCATATCAACATCCATAATTGGACAGTCATTCACTCGTTTAATAAATATGTGTCCTTTTTGAATAACTGGTAGCGCAAAACATCTACTTGGCTGATATGAACCTTCATCCACTTTATGACCAATTTTATTTGCTAATACTTTTGTATATTTACGATAATCATCTGCACTTATTCGCTCATTTAGAGGGATATACAAGCGTATTCTAGCTTGTTCAGTTGTATGGCTAAACGATGTGTGCCAATACCATGCAACATTGCTTAAAGCTGAGCTGATTGCTTCATGTAATTGCTTTAAATCATTTATTTCATCGTAATCAAGTACAATCACATCTCTGTATACGACATTAACGTCATTGCGATGCTTTTTGATAATTTCACCATGATCATTTGCACCGTTTTTAATATCACCGTAAACAGCAACACCACGTGCATACTTATAACTTGCTTCTATAGGCACAGACAGTTTGTTAATTAACTTACTCCATTTAGGTTTTGAAAAGCTCTTAAATGAACGTGAGTCTAAACTTTCATAATGTACCACTGAAACATGTGTGTCATATTCTAATTTAATTTCATTCATTTTTTGCACCTCTTAATGAAACAACAGAGCAAAGATGTTATAATAAAAATAGTTATTTTTTATTAATTACTCTGTAATTTTTAATTTCTTTGCGTCATCTGATTCCTCGCCAAAGTTCTCAGATGATGCTTTTTCTATTTCATGAAACTTTTGTATAAGTTCACCGAATTCTTTTAAGTACACCTGTAATAACTCAACTGTATGTTCATTTTGTATACGATGTTCTAAATAGCTAGCAGAAAAATTAATATGTTCCTGTTTTGTTTCTAATTCATTTTTGACAAATTTATCTTCAACAAACCAACCATGTTTGATAGCTACATCATTGATTTTTTCTTTTATCACTTCAATATCACACATCAAATCTTTAATTTCCCAATTCATATTTATTCTCCTTTTTCTAATTGAAAATTATTCTTTAATTCTTGTGCGCACCATTTCATTATCAATTCTAAGTGCTTTTCACGACTGATCTCTGAAACCACTTCAATACCATCAACATATTCCGTGTGTTCATAACTTTCAAAATTATTCATGATACTTAACTCAAGTTGATAAACCACGTGTTCTATTACTTCTTTTTGTTCATTATTCATTTTCTAATCCTCCTGTTAAATTAAATCCATAAGTTGCCATCATGCCGTACACACTAAAAGCGACATACATGTTAGATATTACTAGTAATAAAATTGTTAAAAACGATGTTAAGGTTACATAAACTAAATACAATTTCATTGTTTTACCTCCTGATAGCTTAGAGTTCTCACGCGTTGCAGGCGTTTCACTTTTTCATTTTTTCAATTACATTTTCGATATCTTGTCGATCATAGCGAATTGTTTTACCAATCTTAACTTTACGAAGTCCCATCATTTCCCACTCGGTTATAACCTTGTGAGTCACGTTGTATTCTTCCATGACTTCTTTTTGAATGAGATATCTCTTACGTGATTGCTCAACTTTTTGTAAAGCTATTTTTTCGGCAATATCAACTATGCTATTAGCTAACTGTTGACTAGCTTGTTCACTAAGAAATGCTTGCATATTATTTCACCTCATTTATTATCCATTTAGTTACCTTTTCATAAGTTGTCCGCTTTACTTTAACAAGCATTTCATTTTCTATAAGCGATAACGTTTTACTTGAAATCCCGATTTCTTTAGATGCTTGTTGCAATGTAATATTTTTTCTTGCTCTTATCTCTCTTAATTTAGAGGATAAATTTTCATCTATACCAAACATTCAGCCACCTCCTACTCACAATATGTGAATATAATAACACTCACATTTTGTGAATGTCAATACTTTAATTCTCATTTTGTGAATTTGATATGGAGATATTACAAAATTTCAGATATAATAACTATGTGAAAGGAGCTATTAAATTGGAAAACAGAATAGCAGAATTGAGAAAAGAAAATAATATGACTCTAAAACAGTTAGCAAAAGAGTTAAACATACGCGATAATACTTTAAGCCAGTACGAAACCGGAAAAAGGAATCCACAAATGGGATTGTTACAAGAAATCGCAAATTTTTTTGGTGTGTCAATGGAGTATATTTTAAAAGCTACAAACAAGCGAGATTACCCCATAGCAGATAGCAAAAGTGCCATTGAATTACTTGAAAGAATGGAAAACGAAAAAGGGTTTAATTATTTACACATATCAAAAAATACCGCTCTTAACCTTAGTTTGTGGATTATCAATAACATGGATTACATTAAAGAAAAACACCCAAATCTGCTATATACGGCATCTTTTTTGGTAAAAAATACAGTTAGTGAAAATAAAATATTGCAACACTACTCAGAAACGAGAATAAAGGAACTCCAGATTGTTGACGAAATTGATGATATATTGCTCGAAAGAGAGTTTTATGGAGCAAGCGCCGAACAAGTCCTTGAATTTATACATCAAAGCGAAAGAATTGGTCATCAACAAACAGAAGCGTTAATGAATTATATAAGAGATTTACCAACTGAAGAGTATGACGACGAAGATATTTAATAAATTTAATAATCATCACGCCAAAAGGTAGCCATTCCTTAACGGCGTGTCAATCCAATCTCACGCGTTGCAGGCAATAGAAAGGGTTGATTTGCATGATTAAGAAATACAAGAAGAAAGATGGTACTACTGCCTATATGTTTGTTGCATATTTAGGGACTGATCCAATTACGGGTAAACAAAAGAGAACCACTAGACGAGGTTTTAAGACTGAAAGAGAAGCTAAAATTGCAGAGGCAAAACTTCAAACAGAGATAAGCCGAAATGGCTTTCTAAACAACGATATAACGACGTTTAAAGAAGTATATGAGTTGTGGCTTGAACAGTATCAAAACACCGTAAGAGAAAGTACATATCAGCGTGTTTTAACTTTATTTGATACAGCTATATTAGAACATTTTAAAGATGTACCTATTAAGAAAATAACCGTTCCATATTGCCAAAAAGTTATTAATAAATGGAATGAGAAGTATTCTGATATTAAAGCTATACGAATATACACATCTAATGTGTTTAAATATGCTGTAAACCTTAAGATAATCGCTGATAATCCGTTTACACATACAAAAGCACCTAGAAAGAAAGAAGCGCAACAAGACGCGTCTACAAAGTATTATTCAAGTGATGAATTGAAACAGTTTTTAACTTTTGTTGAAGATGACCCATTATATTATGCTATTTTTCGAACATTAGCTTTTACTGGCTTTAGACGTGGAGAATTAATGGCTTTAACATGGAATGATATTGATTTTACTAAACAAACCATATCTATTAATAAAACTTGCGCAAGAGGTGCAAATTATAAAATGGTAATACAAGAGCCTAAAACTAAATCATCTCATAGAACGATAAGTATTGATGATAAAACTGCGAATGTATTGAAATCATGGCGCACTCATCAAAGAGTGGAATCTCTTAAATACGGTCACAATACCTCTGATAAATATCAATATGTTTTCACTACTGTGCGTGATAATAAACAGTTATACCCAGAACACTGTAATAAAGCATTGAACTTAATTTGTGAGAAGCATAATTTTAAGAGAATTAAAGTTCATGGTTTTAGACACACTCATTGTTCTCTTTTGTTCGAGGCTGGCCTTTCTATTCAAGAAGTACAAGATAGATTAGGTCACGGAGACATCAAGACAACTATGGATATTTACGCTCACGTAACTGAAAAACAACGTGATCAGGTGGCTGATAAATTCGCAAAATACATCAATTTTTAA